TCAGAGGCAGATACAATTGCTGATAATATTGTGGCTAAAAATTTAGAAGAGCAAGCTGATCAGGTTATTGAAGAAAGAGTTGTAAATAATGAATATGGCGAAGAAGAAAAAATAATTAATTATATAAACTATGTGCCTGGGTTTGATGCTTATCGAACTACAAAATTACCTAACAAAATAGACTGGTATGAAGCTAAAGCTATTTATACTAATAACATAATACTTGATAATGAAACTGCCTTTACAGAAATGTTTAATGCAAATTATCAAAATCTTGTTAAAATAAAAGCAATACAACCCAATTTATAATATGGAATGGCTTAAAGGAAAATTAGGACAAATAATCGCAGTAGCTGCTTTGGTTAGCACTATTGCTGGTTTTGGTTATACAGGTGCTGGTTATGTAACTAGATTAGAAGCAGTTGAAAAACGTTCAGGTGTTTCTTACAAAAAAGAATTACAAGCTTTAACTGATACTGATGTAGCCATAGAAAAAGAAATTTTAGTTTTACAAACTCAAATAAAAGCTTTGCAAGATAAAGTCGATACTATACAAAAAAAACAAGACGATAGTAGAAACCCTTTAATATCAATTAATTAATAAGAGGCAGATATGGAAACATTAATAATAATATTAGGTATAGCAGTGCTAGGAATAATTGCTTTAAAAAAGTTTTCACCTAGTAAATACGAACAAATTAAATATAATTTAAAAGACTGGTTTAACAAATAAGATGGCTAGAGCAACTGTTGCAGAAATAGATAAAAGATTATCCGCACATGAAGCAGCTTGCGAAGTTAGGTGGCGTGAAAACTGGCGTAGATTAGAAACAATTGAAACCGAAGTAAAAGCAATAAATAAAAGCATTAGAGCTGGTTTAGTTTTTTTTGGTACTCTAATGTTAACCATTACTGGCTTTATGGTAAAAACATCGCTTTTCTAACTTATCTAGTTTATTTTTTTGTGTAAAATAAAAAAATGGCTCTACAAAAAATAACTTTTCAACCTGGAATAAATCGTGAAGGTACTTCATACGATAATGGTAGCAGTTGGTTTGATTGCAACTTGGTACGTTTTCGTATGGGCTTGCCTGAAAAATTTGGTGGTTGGCAAAAACTTTTAACCTCTACCTATCAAGGCACAGCTAGAGCATTACATAATTTTGTGTCTTTAGCTGGAGTTAAATACTTGGGCGTAGGGACGCATTTAAAATATTATTTAGTAGAAAACAACAACGCTTTTAATGATATTACACCAATTAGAAAGACTAGCACCAACTCTATAACTTTTGCTGCTACTAATGGTTCGTCTACTTTAACAGTAACTGATGATGCTCATGGAGCTGTGGTAAATGATTTTGTTACTTTTTCTGGAGCAGTTAGTTTAGGTGGTTTAATTACAGCTACTGTTTTAAATCAAGAATATCAAATAACAAGTATTGTTGATGGCAATACTTATACCATCACGGCAAAAGATACTTCTGGAAATACAGTTACCGCTAACAGCAGTGACACTGGTAATAGTGGCTCAGGCACGGATGGTCTTTATCAGGTAAACACTGGCTTAGATACAGTAGTTAGATCGACTGGTTGGGGTGCAGGTCTTTGGGGCGGTACTACAGACAATGCTTTAACTACAACTTTAAATGACTCTGGTGGTATTTCTAATTCTGACACCACTATAATATTAACCAGTGCTACTGGTTTTGTAGCTAGTGATACTATTTTGATAGGCGAAGAATTGATAACTATTGGTTCAGTTTCTACAAACACTTTAAGCAGTTGTACTCGTGGTGTGCAAGGAACTACAGCAGCAGCACACAGTGATGGTGCTACCGTGCAATTAGCTACGGGTAACGCAAGTAGTGCTAATGATTTTAATGGCTGGGGCGAAGCTGCAGCCTCTGGAGTAGAAACCTCATTAAATAATTTAAGAATTTGGACTCACGATAATTATGGTGAAGATTTAATTTTAAATGTTAGAGGAGGAGAAATTTTTCGTTGGGTAGAAAACAATACTACTTCAACTAGAGCAGTTGAATTAAGCAGTCAAACAAGTGCTCTTAATCAAGTTCCAACAAGAGCCTTACAAGTTTTAACTTCAGAAACTGATAGACACTTAATTGTCTTTGGTGTAGATCCTGTCGTTAATGATGCTAGAACTGGTGAAATAGATCCTATGTTAATTGCTTTTAGCGATCAAGAAAACCCACTGGATTTTAGAACTTTAACAACTAATACGGCTGGATCTTTAAGACTTTCTTCTGGTTCTAAATTTATTGGCGCAGTGAAAGCTAGACAAGAGATAGTTGTTTTTACTGACACTGCTATTTACAGCATGCAATTTATCGGACCGCCTTTTACTTTTGGTTTAAATTTAATAAATGAAAACACTGGATTAATAGGACCTAAAGCAGCAGTTACTGCCCCTGGTGGTGTGTTTTTTATGAGTTATGATTCTTTTTATGTATACAATGGTACCGTGCAACAAATACCTTGCACCGTTAGAAATTATGTTTTTAGTGATATTAATCAAGAACAAGGTTTTAAAATACACGGCTTTACTAATAACAAACACTCAGAGATAGGCTGGTTTTATCCATCTGCTAGTGCTACCGAAATAGATAGGTATGTAATTTATAATTATCAAGAACAAATTTGGTATTACGGACAACTCAACAGAACTGCTTGGTTAGACTCAAACATTGAAGAATATCCACAAGCAACTGGTAGTAATTTTTTATTTCAACACGAATTTGGTTTTAATGATGACGGTGCTGAAATGACTAACGTATTTATTGAATCGTCTGATTTTGATTTGGGCGATGGCGATAGTTTTTCTTTTTTAAAAAGAGTAATACCAGACATAAAGTTTTTAGATGATGATGCAGCTTCTAACGTCAATATAGTTACTAAAACTAGAAATTTTCCAGGCGATACGTTAAGTTCTGGACAAACTTCAACTGTTACACCAACTACTAAACAAGGTCATATTAGAGCTAGAGGCAGACAAGCAGTGATACGTTTAGCATCTAACGATGGTGATAGCGGCAACCTAGGTGTGGGTTGGCGTTTGGGAGCAACTCGTTACGATATTAGAGCTGACGGTAGAAGATAATGGCAAAACTCTTAAACACTAGATTGCCAGTGGCTAATGGTTTGGTAACGCCAGAATTGTTCAATCGTTTGGTTAGATTATTAGAATTAAATTTAGGTGAGTTTGATCCAATTAATACTGAACAATTTAATACTGAAGAAAGAGATCAATCAAACTTTAACGCTGGCACTATTATTTTTAATACTACTACTAATTCATTGCAAGTGTTTGATGGTATTGGATTCACCGATATTAGCGAACCATTTGCTATACTTACTGTTGCTAATAGCAAAGTTAGGTTTAGTCCACAAATGACTTCTAGTTTAGGAGCTATTAGTATTACAATTTCATAGAGGAATAATATGACAAAAGAAACTAAATATGACGTTTATCAACATGGGCATGAAATACCAATCATGACTAATGCTACTTTGGAACAAGCAGAAAGCAAGATGAAAAGAAATCAAGCTTTGGGGCGTAAAACATTTATAAAAATAAAAAATAAATAAGTGGCAATTAGTAGAGCGCAAATGGCAAAAACGACTAGAAAGAAAGGCAAAATGCCACCTAGAAATAAAAAAAATTTTCGGCCTACTAAAAAAGGGGCTGGAATGACTAAGGCTGGTGTTAAAGCCTATCGAAAGTTAAATCCAGGATCTAAATTAAAAACAGCAGTAACTGGCAAAGTAAAAAAAGGTAGCAAGGCTGCCAAGCGCCGTAAATCTTTTTGTGCTAGATCTGCTGGGCAAATGAAAAAGTTTCCGAAGGCAGCAAAGAATCCTAATTCTAGATTAAGACAAGCACGAAAAAGATGGAGGTGTTAAATGGTAGCTAGAAAAAAAGTAAAAAGAACGGTAAAAAAAGTTACAAAAGCTTTAAAAAAAGCTAGTAACGCACATGCAAAACAAGCTAGAAGTTTAGCCGCGCTTAAATTAAAAAAAGGTGGTAGCGTTAAAAAAAGAAAAAAGAAAAGTGGTGCTACACCAACTAATCCAGCCTTATATGCCAGAGTAAAAGCAGAAGCTAAACGTAAATTTAAAGTTTACCCTTCAGCTTATGCTAATGCTTGGCTAGTTAGAACTTATAAAAAACGCGGCGGTGGTTATAGGTAATGCCTAGTAAAAAAAGAGATCCTAAAAAAGGCACAGGTAAGAAACCAAAAGGTTCTGGCAGACGTTTATATACTGACGAAAATCCTAAAGATACTGTTAAGATAAAATTTGCTACACCCGCTGATGCTAGAGCTACGGTAGCAAAAGTAAAAAAGATTAAAAAACCTTTTGCTCGTAAAATACAAATATTAACAG